TGGCTTATAGGTAGCACTCTAGATGATGATGATAACAACAACAATAACTTGCTTAATGAAAGGAGTTAATTATGAACATACCTACAACAACAAGAAGAGGTCTGGTGTTTAATGCAGACCCATTTAGAAACTTAACAGTCGGCTTTGATTCTATCTTTGACCAACTGTCTTCAATGTCAAACTTTGAAGCACCAAGTTACCCACCTTACAATATTCGTAAGCTAGGTACTGATGGTTATGAATTGGAAATGGCTTTAGCAGGATTCACTAAAGGTGATATCAATGTAGAAGTCAAAGAAGATGTCTTAACTATATCAGCTTCTAAAGAATCAAAAGATGAAGAGGAAAGTTTTCTTCATAAAGGAATAGCAAAGAGAGCCTTTACTAGAAAGTGGACTCTTGCAGAACATCTTGAAGTTAAAGATGCAGAGTTTAAAGACGGCATACTTTTAATTAAGATGAAGCTTAACCTTCCAGAAGAAAAAAAGAGTAAGACAATAAAAATAAAATAACACTCGTGTGTGGGGCAGGAGTTTTATAACTAACAAAGGAGAAACATTATGGAAAAAATAATGCAAGCTAAAGAATGGTTTATGAACCTAGATAAAAAAAAGAAAATTGCTATTGCTGTTGCCGTAGTAATTGTTCTTGCTGTAATAGTAGGATAATTTATTATGGGTATACCATTTGAAATGATTACCATGCTTGGCTCTACCGTACTCGGTGGAGTCATGAGCATATGGTCACAGAAAATTAAAGCTAAAGAATCAGAACAAAAACTTCTTATAGAAAGAAATTCTGTTCAACAAAAAGGTTATAAAGCGGCAAGAGAATATGAGAATGTAGGATTTCAATGGACAAGACGTATCATTGCATTGACTGCAATCTTTTCTATTGTTGTATTGCCTAAACTTATTCCTTTATTTGCACCAGAGGTACAGATAATAGTAGGTTACCTTGAATTTAAACCTGGATTCTTATTCTTTACAGAAGGTAAAGAGATAATGAAATGGGTACCAATGGCAGCACCTGGAGTTGTAATTACACCACTTGATACTAATTTAGTGGCGGCAATTATTGGTCTATACTTTGGTGGAAGTTTGGTNAAAAAATAATGATTTGGATTCTTACTGTTATGATGTGGTTTGGAGGAGAAGAAACTAGAAACACTCACCTTCAAGATATGCACTTCGTTTCTAAAGATGCTTGTCAACAATACTTATTTGATAATAAGGTAGTATTAGTAGATAGTTTATTAGAAAAGTTTAGAAGCATAGAAGATATGAATATGGAATCATTTGAATACTTTTGTGAAGGCAAACCTGTACAGACGGATGAGGTATGAAAATAAATGAAAACACCCCTATCTCAATGCCAGCTCGTAATCTTATCAGCATTATTGGCGCTTGCCTTGTGGGTGCTTGGTTNGGGTTTGGNGTCATTGAGCGACTTAATAATATAGAAACTAAACTACAGCTTATGGAGAAAGACCTNGAAGCTGCTAATACTTTTATTGATGGTGTTCCAAAAGGNGACATGGTCAGTCCACAAGTCCAAGAGCTTTACATGTTGGTGGAATATCTTGCCGAGAGTACTGAAAAACTTAAGGAACAAATGGAAGGAGAGATACCACTAATACTAAAGAATGAAATGATTATACAATTTCATGAAGAAAGATTAATAGATTTAGAGGAACGAAAGAATGGGAATCATTGAAACAGTTATCATACTTAGTTTGTACGTCTATGACGGGGGCAATAAAAATATTGAAGGTTGGTATCACCAGGATAATTTGAGTACGTGCCTCACAGCCAAGCGTACAGCGGAGAGGAACTCTGGTAATCAAGTTCAATACACATGCTCATTAGAACAATGTGAATTTTCAGTAGACCAAACTGGTGTCAAACATTGTGAAAGAATTATTAAATGAATTTAGCAGAAAAAGTTATAGGTGTAGCTCTTATAGGATTGATGGCTTTAATTAGTTGGAACTTAATATCTACAATTAATTTACAACAAGAAATTTTAAAAATGCAACATGAACAACAACACATGCATGAAAAACTTGATAAACAAATTACAAAAATTTTTAAAAGATTAAAGAAAAAAGCTAATAAATAATCTTAAACTCCAGTCCATTCCTTAACATCATTACTAGTAGCTATATACTTATCAGTTACCTCAATCGCTGAGCTTTCAGCAAACTGAGGATATATAAATGCAACTGCAGTATGGTCTCCCACATCTATCTCAACAGGAGAATAACCTGCACCTGTTTCTAAGCTCCAAACATAACTCATAATCTTACTATCCAAATCATACAACTCACCTTTTATTTTATACCCATCATCTTTGGGTAAGAACACAATAGGAAACGCACCATTAGCATAATCTTTTATATCAAAAGATTGTTTAGTCTCGTGTGTTCCCATGAAAGTTGCGTCTTCAATAATAGAATGAAGCCTCTTTCCTTTTTTTAATGTACCGTATACAAATGTTTTCATAATTAATTTATAGAAGTTATATATTTTTGTATCCACTTTTCTACTTCATTAAACTTTAACTTAAGTTCTTTTACAAGTTGAATATAAAATTGTTTTTCTTCTTCACTCCTTTTAAATGTTTCATTCATAATGTCTGCTTTGTCTTCTGGTAGAGCTGATACTTCTGATATCAACTCTCCTTTGTTATTTACTAGTACACTATAACTAGCAATAACTCCTTCCTTTACAGTTTTCTTTTTCATCTAAGCAATTTCTTGTGTGATATCTACAAGCTCACACACTCCACCAGTACATGCAAGTTCTTGAGAACCTGTTGTATTGTCTTCGGATTCATATTCACTTAGTAAAGAAAAGTCTATAGTCTTAGGCATCTTCTTTTTCCATTCAAGATATTCTTCTCTTGTTATATCTTGATAAGGTGCTTGCTTATATACATGGTCAGTATAAGGAAGAAAACTAATTCCAGATACCTCATTAAAATGTTTGTATACCCAAGCTCCAACCTCCATCCATTCGTGTTCCTTAACACTAATAGTTACAGAAGGTTTATGCTCACACCATTCTCGTTGATATTGTAACCATAACTCTAACTGTTCAATAGCAGTCTTATCATTACGAGTTATCGAACCCCTTGGTGATTCAGTAGGAAAAGAAAACACCATAACTGAATCTGGTTTAGTTACATCAGGCTCATGTGGTACACCTTTATCAATCATCAGTTGAGTTAGTGGGTCTTTCTTATCACATCTTACAGTACGAATGTAATAAGGATTATGTCTGGTGTGAATACCAGATGCACTATCAACTAACTGACTTACTGTACCACTAGGTTTTACACAAGTGATTGCAGTTGATTGTGGTATCTTAAGTTTCTTAGCAAACTCTTTGTTAGTATCAACAGCAGACTGTCTAAGTCCAGATAGAAAACCTTTTTTAGGACTGTTGGTTGCGGTTGAGTCCATGATACCAGTAAGAGATACACCGAGTAATCTTTCTTCTTCAGTGTTTGATTTCCATATCTTTCTTATATATTTAAAATCTGTAAGAGTTGATTGGAATGTACCAAGTATCGTAGCTAACTTAACCTTTCTTGATAATTCTTTTTCACTATCAGTAGCACGAACTACAACCTCAGTTAAGTTACAAAACTGATAAGGTCTAAGAATAATTTCTGAACAAGGATTAGTACCGAAGTCATGTTCAATATCACGACGACCATTCAATGCAGATTTTTCTTTAGCGGCTTGTCGATTAAAGATACCTCTCTCACCAGACTTACTATCATATAATGACTTCCATTCTGTCATGAATAAAGCCATATCGGGAGTACGAGTATAACAAGCTGAGTTGTTAGCTAATGCTCTTTGTGGTTCAGTCATCCACCAAGAACCACTCTTAGCATTTCTCATTCTATCATCTTGTATGTTGCTTAAAGATATCAAAGCACTTCGTCTAACACCACCTACAACAACAACCTCTCCAACTTTACAGACTAAATCATGGCACTCAAGAGCGTCAAGCTTTCTACCTGCGGCGTTTTTAAATGTGGTAATTGCAAAGTCAAACAAATCTACAAGAGGTTGAGGCCCACTAGCACGACCACCAAAAGTTTTTAATCTTGCACCTGCAGGTCTAATTCTTGTTACATCTATCTTAGGAACTTGTCCACCATATAACATAGCAATCAATTCTCTAAATGCTTTAGCCCAACCTTGTTTACTATCCTGTACTACAATAATAGTATCAGTACTTTCAAACTCTTCTGCAATCGTGGGAAGCTCATCAACATAATCTCTTTCAACTGAGAAGCCTACACCTGTACCACACAAAAGAATATACATAACTTCATCAAAGCTTCTAACATCATTGATAGGAATATAACTACAATTATATCCTGCGGTATGGTCTCTATCTAATGCTTCACCTGCTGTCATAAGTGCTCTCATAGATGGCATAATACTTAAACTTAAAACAGCATCTTCAAGTTCAGTTCGTAAATCTTTAGGTAGATTATATTTATTATTTTCTTTTAAATGTTTTTGCATGAAGTCAAAGTATCGTGTGACTGTTTCACTCCAAGACTCTCTGCGTTTATGTTCTTCAACAAATCTAGCATACCTTGATGCATGTATAAATTGTTGGTATGTGGTTGGTAATTGATTGTTAGACATTATTTTTCTCCTTCCGCTAACTCACCAGCAATAGCACTATAACCAACCATATCAATGTAATCATCTGGGTTATGTGAGCCTGCNTTTGTTCTTGCAACCTTTAGTAAGGTCATCATTAATGCAACATCAAGACCAGTCATTGGTATATCAAGATAAGCCGACCACATCTTAGCTATATTATCGTGATTAATCTTTTTGTTTCCGTGTGTTTTCTCTCTATCAGTAGAGATAATACTCTTTGCTTTTTCTATTAGTTTTTTAGTGGAGACTTGGGTCATTGTCTGGGGTATCCTTTCCATCTTTTATTTTTTTAATTACTTCGTATTCCATTTCTCTTGCACCTATGTAGTATACAAGCTCTGGATTCTGTGTTACTAACCACCTTATACCATAAGCTAGTGTGTCTACATTAGGGTCATCAGTATAGTTTATCATTTCTAAACCAACATCACCATCGTTAGGTACGTTAGGAGTTAATATAATATACGCATTGTCTTTTGTTATCTTCATTATTTCATCCAATCTAAAGGTATTTCTTTGTCGCACCATAAAAAGTTATTGGCTTCACACCAATTAATATAACTTGTCTTAGAACCTTTTCTTATTTTATTATTTGCATTCATAAAACAAAAACGAATNTCATAGTCTGACTGTTCTTGTATCCACAAATGTTTCTTTCTGTCTTCTAGTTTTAAAACACCTTTTAATTCTACAAAGATATCTGTCTTAGGAAAATATAAATCGGGAAGATATGTTCTATCAATAGCTGGTTGTACAAAATCAATAACATACTCTTCGTACTTATATTTTATTTTTTTCTTTTGAAGACCAGTAACAATAGTCTTCTCAAACTTAGA